ATACATAGAGGAGTATTCAGATGAATAAGAAAATCTACGATCCTTTTGAAAAAATGAATAAAAAACAATTATCGCGAATGGCTGCGATAGATGCAGATAGTAGAAACTTAAAAGAAAAAGAGGAAAAGGGTGCTGGAAATTTTCTACACTTGCAAGATAAAAAAGCATCATAATAAAGCAGGAACTACCCCTGCTTTAACACATCATCAATCTCTGAACTAATCTCACTCAAATCATCATTGCCAACACTATTCAAATCATTTGCCACGATCTGCTGGAGTTTTAGCTTTTCGTATGTTGGCAAAGCATATCCTAGTGCTTTAATCTCAGATAGCACACCTATCTCTTTTTCAACATCAACTATGCTAAATACTTTAGGATACTCAATGGTGATGTCAACATTGAGTATTTTTAGATATTTTGCCACAACCTCAAACGCTCTTATCTCAAAGTCCTCTAATCTCATAGCAAAGTTAGAAAGTGAGCCGTTAAGCCCTTGAAATTTAATATCAAGCGCAATGCCACTCTCTTGGCTTTGATTAGTGGAGAGATCATATGCTATTTTGTTAATAGTGTCTTCAATGGACTGTATCTCATCTTGGTATATTCTTGCACTATTCGCTTCCGGTGCGATGAAAGACGGGCTTTGCATCTCTTTTCCATAAATAAGCGCGTTATCGGTAGACAGTTTAAGTTCTACATTGCTAGGACTATCAGCATTTACAGTTAAAAGGCTAAATGTTTGCCCTCTGAGAATTTCATCAAGTTCACTCTTGAGATTATAATGTCGTTTTTGTAGGTGTGCGATTTGATTAAATTCTCCGACATCTGGAAACGATCCATTCTCGCCAAATGATATTACAGGGCATACGCCTAAATTATGCTGTCCTCTTTGCAGAACAGTATCTCCATCATAAACAATCCACTCTGTTTTATCATAGTATCGCACTACTTGTTTCACGTCATCTGCATGATATGTAGAATTGTCAATAGTGCTGTTAAAAGAGATATACTCAAACTTTCCAAACTTGTCGAGTTTATATTTAACAACAGTGTGTGGCTCTATTTCAACGAAGTAGGGGAGTGCGCGACTGTCTATTTGTTCTTGCAAATTGTTTGGAATATCAGTAGGCATATCAACGAGTAGAAGATTAGCACCAAGTGATTTTGCAGTCTTCGCAAACGAACTCATGAATACATCAACAGAATTTCCTCTATTGTCAACATCGTTAAATATTTGCTTTATGAGGTTATTGCTGGAAGTTCTCATCGGTGCAGTTTTATATAGATATCCGATGTATCTATTGATTTTAGAAGCAAATAGGTTTGTGTAGTATGCTATTTTTTGTCTTTCTTTATATTTGTCATCGCTCTCTCTTGGAAACTTGTCGATGTATGATCCATCAGAGAAGCCACCATCTCCTAAATATGCTTCACGGATAAAGCTGTAATCACTTAAGTTCATTTTCTACCACCTTATTGATAATTTTATTAAGTTTTTTAAATGTGTCTTGAACACCGTCATATAAGAAATTGTCACCCTTGTAGCCGGGATGTTTTACTACTTTAGCGAACACAAAATCTTTAACACTTGAGAAACGCAGTGCCTTTTTGTCTTTTGGAGTTATTAAATGCGGTCGAGTTCCATAAAGAACGAATGTTGCATAGTTAATCTTTTTGCCTTTAAAATCAACAAGCATCCCGTTATCTTCTATGTACACCTCTCCGAAATAGCTGTGTACTTTAAAAGAGATATTGTTTTCCATATTTCCAGTGTCGTAATGTTTCTCGGCTCTCTTTTTGACATTCTCGAAGGCATCTATAGTCGCATCACGTATAATTTCAGTATGCAGGTTTGCATCAATGTGTTTCAGTGCGTTTTTGATGTCTTTATCGCCAAACAGAGAAACTGACATCTACTGCACCAGTATATTTTCTATTCTAAAGCGAGAAATAGAACTTTTTAAATTAGTGAGCCTGTCTTCATCTGTCATGGTTGAGATATAGAAGCAATCTCCAATATTTGTGTTGTATTGCAGTGTTGAGATTATTTGCTCTTGCAGTGAATAAAGCTTTTCATACATTAGCTCTAAATCTTTATTCTTAACATCAAAGCCATAAACAATATTAACTTCAATATTCCTATATGGCCCATCCCTCACATCACTAGCAGGAACAATTCTGATAAATGGGCAGTCTTTAGATCCTAGACCTGTTTCAATGCCTATTTTTATAGATTTTATGTCAGGAATTGGAGACAAGACAGTTTTTATGTCAATGAGAACATCATTAAGAGTCATATTATCCCCTCGCTATTGGCATAGTAGAGACGTTTGCGGATGATGAGTTGTTTTTAGCAAGAGATATATACTCTTTATACTTCCCTTTGTATGCTTTGTATTTGTCATTCATCCCGTCATTTTCAAGCTGCATTAATGACAGTTCAATGTACACTTTTGAAACAACAGCTTTTTCTTTGTAAAAAGCGTCTGAAATTCCTACTTTTTCTACTTCCTCAATCGCTTTTAATTCTACGTTATCAAGCTCTGTGGCATCAATACTGTCAACTATAAAACTATCATCATACGTGTAAATTGCCATCATATACCTTTTTTACAAGTTTATTTATTGACGTGTGCGGTCTTTTCCAAAATGTGCAATAGGCGGCTTTCATAATGTGATTAATAATTCGAGAGGAGTTAATATGTTCAAAAAACTTGGTGAACTGCTAGAGGCAGGGAAAATCGACAAAGAGGTGGCAGATGCGCTTGATGCTGAAATATCAGGAAGCCTAAAAGAGCTTAGAGATGAGAGTGCATCATGGAGAGTGAAGTATCAGGACCTAAACAAAAGCTTTGAGAGTGTTTCAAAAACAAAAGAGGATTTAGAGGCAAAACTTTCCAACTTTGACGAAGCAATTAAAAAAGCAAAAGAAGAGGGTAAAAGTGAACTTGTTACAGAGCTAGAGGCTCAAAGACAAGAGATGCAAACACTACAAGACAATCTCACTTCTATTCAAGAGCAAAATAAAGCTTTAAAAGTTGAAAGTGCATTAACTAGCGGCTTAAGTAAATACGATGTAGTGGACTCTGATTTAGTAGGAAACTACATCAAAGGACTTGTGGAGCTTGATGGAGATGCACTTAAGTACAAAGATGGTGAAAACTCTTTAGCTCTTGACGATGGACTCAAAAAGTTTTTTGAAGATAAGCCACACCTTTTGAAATCACAAGGGAATGGCGGAAGCGGTGCAGGAAATGGTGGCAATTCTGGCGGAGGCTTTACTCGCTCACAAATGAGTGACGATGAAGCAGAGGCGTTTATAGCTAAACACGGGCAGGAAGCTTATATCGGGCTACCTGTATAAATAAAGGATTTTTAGATGGCAATTCAAATTAAAGACACAGTTATTCAAACAGAGGCGATTATCGGAGTAAAAGATAATCTTGAAGCGGCACAAACTGCAACACAAGGCGCAATTCAAGTTGGTAGAAATATTCATAAGGGTGATTTTGTAAACCAAACACTATTTGATGAGTTCGGAACAATTGGAAGACGTGATCCAAACTCAGACGCTGCAGTAACACCGGAAAGATTAAATGGTCTCGAAGATGTAGCAGTAAAGCTCTACTTTAAAGGCGATCTGTTTGTCACAAATACAGAACTTGAAAGATACGGCAGTTCAGTGAGCGGAATGAACAAAGGCATCGGTGCAACAATTGGTCGCAATATATCAAGATGGGCATTGCAAAAAGCGTTAATTGCACTTACTGGCGCGATTACTTCTCAATCTGGTTTAATTGCTGGTAATGGTACAACAAACGCAGATGTCGGTATTTTAAATGATGCAGTTTTCAACCTTGGAGATGTTAATGGTGATGTTGTTGCATTTGCTGCACCGTCTTTGGTTACGCACAAGCTTATCGGGAATGCTCTTTCTTCTACTGCCGACAAAATCTCTTATGGTGCTGTATATGATGCACAAGTTGGAACATTAGGTCGCAGCTTATGGACTGTAGATAATCCTGCACTTGGTTGGGATGATGGCGCAGGAAACACAGGTAACTATACGCTAGGGCTTGTTAAAAATGCTGTCACTATTGACGAGAGCGAAATCATTAAGATTTTATCTGATCTTGACCTTACTCAGGAAAATAGTGGGTACAGATTTAAAGCTGAGGGCGCATACACTGTAAATGTTAAGGGGTTTGCATACAACTCTGCACAAGGGATTAACCCTACTGATTCGATCCTCGCAAATACTGCAAGCTGGAATCTCATCAAAGACATTAAGCATGGTGCTGGTGTTATCGCTAAGACATTATAGGAATAGGAAATGAAGAAGATTATTGACTATACAAGCACATATAAAGCAGGTGAGGGGGAGCAGGTGACAAGAGCATCTGTCCGCTTCTTCGATGTAGACGACATGAGAGGCTTTGATGGTGTCGTTTTGTTTGATGCAGACAAAGAACTTGTCAAAGGCATTAATATCGAAACAAAGTTTGTAAAGAAAGCTGCTCCAAAAGGCAAGTAGATGAAATACAAAGTAATCAGACCAAACACGACCATTAAAGTGAATGAGAAATCATACACAACCGGTCAAGTGTTTGATGCAAAGTCGGAAGATGTAAAAAGTCTTCTCGACAACAAATATATTACGGGAGTAAAAGATGGCAAATCAGCTAACAGTTAAAAATACGCTGCTTTTTAGTACAGCCGGTGTTCCAGCAGCCACAGACAACATCACGACATCAAGTGACGTTTTAGTGCTTCCAACTGCGAAAACAATCGAGTTTAAAAACATCGGAAATGGAGCAGTAGGAAACAATCAAACGCAGACACTACCGGAGCTTACTACAACTGACTTTACAGCAGAAGTTGTTGCAAGAACAGGCGGAGCGCTAGGGGTAGCACCATCGTACGGAGAGCTTTTAAAAGCGTGTGGATTGAGTGAGACAATTAATGCCTCAACTGATGTCACTTATGCGCCTGCAGCTTCATTCGCACAAGGTACTGCGAAAGTTTACCTTGATGGATCGTACAGAGATGTTACTGGCATCGTTGGAGATATAACATTCGGTGGAAAAGTAGGGGAGCTCGCAAAATTCTCTTTTGCTATGAAAGGTTTCACAACGCTTGGAGAAACAGCAGGCGCAAACCCAGCAGTCACAGTTGATGCAAATGAAAACTTAATAGTTGAGAACGCATCAGTAATTACAGTAGGTGGTGCAGCTATTCCACTTACAGGCTTTGAGTTTAAATCAGGGAATGAAATCAATGAAATTAATGCAGTCGGACAAAATGAGTTTTATATTTCAGACATCAAACCCACCATAAACGTAACAGCTGTTAAGACAAAAGGAGTTGCAGACCACTGGGCTGACTTAAACTCTAACACGATTAAAACAGTTGTAATCACACTTGGAACAGCAGCAGGCAATAAAATCACTTTAACTGCTCCGTATTGTAATCCAACAAACGTAAGTGAGAGCGATGACAATGGAAAAATCATTTACGATGAAACTTTCGAGTGTCAATCAAGCGCAGGTTATGACAACTTCTCAATAGTTTACGCATAATCTGGTGGGTTTTGTAGTTCCCACCGCTTTATAAAAACTACGAAAAACTACAAGGATAAAAAAGTGAAAAAGTTTAAAAAAAATAGAAAAAGTTTCAAATTTGAATATGAGTTTGAAGATGGCACAGTTGAAAAAGTAGAGTATTTAGAGCCTACTACAAAGCAAATCGACAAAGGCGTTGCGCTTGATGATGATGTTGTAGAGAGATTAAACTTTACAAAAGAATTATTACAAGAGTGCCTCAAGGCTGATGCAGAAGTGGTCTCAAAAATCATAGATGAGCAAATGAACGGTGCAAATATTTATGACTTCAAAGCACAGCTTGATGAAGAGCTGGGAAAGCTCAAAAAGAACGGATAGATAGACTTTACCAGTGGTGTAAAGAAAATGCTAAAGGGCAGGGCAGCTTAAACCCTGACATAGCACAGGCAAAAGGGCAGCTTGAAACTGAACCAGAATGGCTCGATGATGATGAAGAACTTACAGAAGTCGCAAATGTTTTTTTGCAAGTACCTTTTGAATATGGCGGGATGGGTAGTGTTGTTGGAAAGCAATACCTGCCTACAAAAGACTTTTTAGAATGGAATGAACTTGACGTGAAGTATTGGACTCCAATAGTTTTGTTGATGGGGAGAATTTGGGCGAGTGAGCTACAAAAAGATAAGTAGCGATTACTCGTAAGATTTTGGTACGTAAAAGATGTAGTAAATTCTTGCAGGTATAGCAAGAAGCCAAAGAGGTTGAGAATAAACGATGGTAAAGATTACGCTGAAAATTAT